CGTTCCTTGATGAGGGCCACTATGTCCGCATTGACGACGGCGGTCAGTACCCGCAACTTTGCGAGGGCGGCAAGCGGCGCGGTAACACGTTGATCTACAGGGGCGACGCTTCATTCGCTCGCGATTGCGACGCCCGTTTGTTCAAGACGCGCAAGGGGTTTGATGCCGCCGTCGCCCGCATGGGCGACTGATCGTTCCATATCACGAGAGGCACAAAGCCTCGCCAAACCGGAGATACGGAAGATGACCAAGACCGTTTACAAAATCAGCAACATCAACGGCCGTTTTGACCACGCTTACGGCAAGGCCGCTGCCGTCGCCCGCGCCAACGAAATAGAGAGCGAGACAGGTCTGGACGAAAAGACGCTTACCCGCGACTACGGATGGACGTTCAAGCGTCTTACGCCGGCACAAGCCCGCGCCGTTGGTATGGCCTGATGACCCCCACCGAATTCAAATCCATCCGCAAGCGTCTCGGCCTCTCCACCGTGGAGATGGGCCGAGCGCTCGGCTACAAGGGGCAGAACAACACCGTCAGCGTCACCGTGCGACGCTATGAATCCGGCATGCGGCCCATCCCGCCAACGGTCGCCGTGCTGATGACGATGCTCGGCGACGGGCAGGGTTCTTGGCGGGGTTGACACCCCCGCCGCTCCCGCTTAAATTCCAACCCGAAGCAGTGCCGGCAAACGGCACATTGAATCGCGCCTCCCAATACAGGCCGGGGCATCGGCTTCCGGAGCAGTGGGAGGGGGTTCGGCCCCCGGCGATAGCCCGAGGGCCTATAACCGTCATCCAGACGGGGTGTGTAGGGTAGTGCCCAGCACAATCATGACCGGCATGATTTGGGCTCCGCTTAGGAAATGAGCCGCCCCGATGGGATATGACCGGCACTCACCTCAAGCCCAAGGCGCCGCCGTCCACATGACGGACCCTGACGACTGCCTGACCGAAATCACGCCGGAGATGATCGAGGCTGGCGTCTCATGCTTTTACGAGTTACCGGAGCTTTTGGGGCCGACCCGCGATGATCTGGCTGGGGCCGTTCGCTGCGCATACCTCGCAATGCTTGCTGTTCGAGCACGTGAGCGGTAAGCGGTAGGACATGACCGACACCCCCAACCCCATAGGGCGACCGTCCAAGTACGACCCGGCCTACTGTGACCGGATCGTGGAACTATGCGGGCAGGGGAAAAGCCTTGCCCAAGTCGCCCATGCCTTCGGAGTGGCACGCCAGACACTGGACAACTGGGCCGCTGCAAACCCCGATTTTCTAGAAGCGTTATCCCGCGCGAAGACTGCCGAACAGGCATGGTGGGAGGAAGCGGGCCAGTCGGGCCTGTTCCTCGACAAGTTCAACGCGGCTGTCTGGAAGAAGTCGGTCGAGGCACGGTTCCGCGATGACTACACCGAAAGGAAGCAGACGGAGTTGTCCGGTTCCATCGGCCTCCGCCATGAGGACGCTCTCGCCGAGCTGGAATGAGCGGCCTTACCGACCGTGAGCGTGCCATCCGGCAGCGCCTAAAGAGCGACTATGCCCACTACGCCGCGAAGTGCCTCAAGATCAGGACGAAGACGGGCGCCGTCGAACCCCTGATATTCAACCGCGCTCAATCATACATCCATGAGCGCCTTGAGGCCCAGAAAGCGGCCACCGGTAAGGTGCGCGCCCTCATCCTCAAGGGACGGCAGCAAGGCGTTTCGACCTACGTTGGTGGCCGCTACTATCACCGCTGCACCCACGCGAAAGGGACCAGGGTTTTCATCCTGACCCATGAGGATGCCGCCACGCAAAACCTGTTCGAGATGGTCGAGCGTTACCACGACCATTGTCCGGACATGGTGCGGCCATCGACTGGTTCCGCCAACGCCAAGGAACTGAATTTTGACCGCTTGGACAGCGGCTACAAGGTGGGCACGGCCGGGACGAAGGGGGTGGGACGGTCGTCGACCATCCAGCTCTTCCACGGATCGGAAGTGGCGTTCTGGCCTCACGCCGATACGCACGCCGCCGGCATCTTGCAGGCGATCCCGGACGCACCCGGCACCGAGATCATTGAGGAGAGCACGGCCAACGGCCTCGGCAACTACTTCCACCAGCAATGGCGGGACGCCGAGTCCGGGGCAAGCGAATTCGCCGCGATCTTCGTGCCATGGTTCTGGCAGGAGGAGTACCGCAGCCTCATTCCCCCCGACTTTCATCGGGACGAGGAGGAGGAGGAGATCGCCCGCCTTTATGGGCTCGATGACGGCCAACTGGCATGGCGGCGCAAGAAGCTGTCCGAACTGAAGGACCCGGTGCTGTTCAAGCAGGAGTATCCCAACACGGCGGCCGAGGCATTTCAAATGAGCGGCCACGACAGCTATATCCCGGCCGCGCTCGTGGTCAGGGCGAGGAAGGCGACCATTGAGCCGAGCGGACCCCTGGTCTTCGGCTATGACCCGAATTGGAAAGGCAAGGACCGTGCGGCACTGGCCCGGAGGCGCGGGCGTAAAGTGCTGCGGGTGGAGTGCCGCCCCGGCCTCGACACCATGGGCCAAGTCGGCTGGCTGAAGCAGGCGATCGATTCCGAAAAGCCGCGCCGGGTGTTTATCGATGTCGGCGGCGTCGGGGCGGGCGTCTATGACCGGCTCAAGGAGATGGGCTACGGGGAGACGGTGAGAGCCGTGAATTTCGGCTCCGCCCCGCTTGAACCGCAGCCCCTCGACGAGAACGGCAAGCCCAAGGGCGGCCCGCGGTTCCGGCGCGATGAAATGTGGATGAAGTCCAAGGAGTGGCTTGAGGATGTCGGCGGGGCGGATATCCCGGACAGCGACAGCCTGCAATCCGACGCCTGCGGCCCGGCCTACAAGTACGACAGCCTCTCGCGTGTCCAGCTTGAGAGCAAGGAGGACATGCGGCGACGCGGCATCCCCAGCCCGGACGAATGGGACGCCGTGGCGCTGACCTTCGCCGAGCCGGTGCCGACCGACGACAATGGCGGGTTCGGCCGCACGCTCGAATACAGGCCACTGGGAATATACTGATGCCCAAACTGCCACAGCATGTCCTGGATGAGGACGCGCTGATTTTGGCTCTCACGGGAGCCTATCAATGGAATGATCTGGCGGTCCGATATAGGGTCACGGCAGAGGAGGCCAAGGCGATGGTGGAGCGCGGCGCGGCCATAAGGGCTGCGCGGGCTAAGGCTGAAGCGCGTCGCCTCGCAAACGCCCGCCGTCGCCAGGCTCGTTATGCCGGTAGCCTCCAAGGTATCCACGACGCCGCGGTCGCCGCCCGTCGCGCGGTGTTCGATTTTTATGGTGGTCCCTGAATGCCCTACATCATCCCCGAAACCATGCCCGCCGATTGGATCGTTGACTTTGCCCTTGAGGACGAGTCCGGCGCCATCGCCGATGCCATGCGCGGGGCCTACGCCAACGTGCTGGCAAGGGAGCATGTGGACGGGCTGATGGGACGGTTGAAGGCGTCATGCCTTGCCGCGGGATGCTTTGCTGCCGAGGTCGAGAAGGACAAGGCGACCAATGCCGCAAATCACCCTTGACGAGCTGGAAGCGCGCCTTGAAGCCGAGAAGGCGGACGCGCTTTCGGCCCAGAACGCATCCAAGCTCAGCGAGGAACGCAGCCTCGCCATGGACTACTACATGGGCGACATGTCGAGGGACATGGCGGCCCAGCCTGACCGTTCCCGTGCCGTGTCCACCGACATCCTCGACACCATCGAAGGGCTGATGCCTCAACTGATGGAAATCTTCGCGTCGGGCGACGAGGTGGTGATGTTCAATCCCGTCGGCCCGGAGGACGAAGAGGCGGCCAAGCAGGAGACGGATTACGTCAACCATGCGTTCATGGAGCGCAATCCCGGCTTCATCGTGCTCTACTCTTTCATCAAGGACGCGCTCCTCCAGAAGGTCGGCATCGTCAAGTCCTGGTGGGAGAAGAAAGAGAGCGAGGACGAGGAATACTACGAGGGCCTGACCGACGACGGGCTGATGAAGCTGCAGAACGACCCCGAGGTCGAGGTCGTGAGTGTGGTGAGCTACCCATTTGGCGCGGAGCCGCCCGAGGACATGGATGATGGCGCGGAGCCGGTTGGGATTGAAGATGCCTTCGCGGCGCCCGCTATCGCCTGACTGTGAATCGAAGAGATGCACCTGCCCGGCCGTGTGGCGCGTGCGCTGGGACGGCGGGCGCACATACCCGCGGGACGCCCTGTTGTGCTGCGAGCATACCGGCGAGACGTGGGACGACGCTCGGGGCTACGTGATGCTGTGGCGGATAAGGACTGAAAATGGCACTGACACCGCTCCCTTTGCCGCCTAGTGGTGGTGCGCCGGCCGGGCCTATGCCGCCGCCGCCGCCCCCGATGGGCATTGGAGGCATAGGCGGTGGTCCGATGGCCCCCATGGCTGCTCCGCCTGCGCCGCCTGTCCCGCCGCCGCTCCCCATGCTGCACAACGTTACCGTTGTCCGGCGCAAGGAATACGGCTGCGCCCGCACCGACCCGGTCCCGCCGGAGGAATTCGGCATCACCCGCCGCGCCAAGCTCGGCGACAAGGCGACGTGGGACTACACCTACCACGAGACGCGGCAAACCGAATCCTCGCTGATCGCGCAGGGCTTCGACGCCGCGCAGATCGAGGACCTGCCGACAGCCGACTTCGACACGTCGGAGGAGTCGCAGACCCGCGACACGGTGGACGACCGCGACAATGCCGGCGGCCAGGGCCTCAACCCGGCCACGCGCCAGATCAAAACGACCGAGCACTACATCCTCATGAAGTACGAGGATGACGACAAGACGCCGCGTCTCTACCGCGTCACCACGGCCGGCGAGGGGCAGGACATCCTCTATCGCAAGAAGGACGGCAAGCGCGTGCCGGCGGTCGAGCCGGTGATGGAACTGCCGTTTGATGCGATGACCCCGGTCATCATGCCGCATCGGTTCTTCGGCCGGTCGATCGCCGACCTGATCATGGACCTGCAGCGCATTCGCACCGCGCTGCTGCGGACGCTGCTCGATAACCTGTATCTGGCCTCGAACCAGCGCACGGAGGTGTCGGAGGACCACAGCACCAAGGACACGCTCGACGACCTGCTCAACAACCGGCCGGGCGGCCTCGTCCGCACCAAGCAGCCCGGCGGCATCATCCCGATTCAGAACGGCGAGATCGGATCGTTTGCCTATCCCCTGCTTGAGTACACCTCGCAGCGGCTGGAGCAGCGGACAGGCGTCACCCGCCAAGGGCAGGGCATCGACGCCGACGCGCTGATGAATCAGTCCGCCACGGCGGTGATGCAGGTCTACAGCGCGGCGCAGGCGAAGGTAAAGCTGATCGCCCGCATCTTCGCGGAGACGGGCATCAAGGGGCTGTTTTTGACGCTTCACGGCGTCATCCGCCGGAATGCCTCCGTTGCCGACACCGTGCGCCTGCGGGGCAAGTGGGTCTCGGTAGACCCCCGCCAGTGGAAGCGCCGCGCCGACATGACCGTCACGGTCGGCATGGGCAGCGGGACCAAGGAATCGGAAATCGCGTTCCTGTGGCAACTGCTTGCCGTGCAAAAGGAGGGCATTCAGGCCCCCCATCTCGGGCTGGTGACGCCGGAAAACCTGTACAACACGTTGAAGAAGCTGGTCGAGCGTGGCGGACTGAAGTCCGTCGAGCCCTATTTCACCGACCCGCAGAAGAACCCGAATAAACCCGAACCCCCGCCTGACCCCAAGATGCTTGAGGTCCAAGGCAAGATGAAGATGCAGGGCATGCAAATCCAGGCCGACCAGCAGAAGGCGGTCGCCGACGCCCAGATGCGCCGCGAGGAAATGATGGCGCGGGTGGAACTGGAGAAGATACAGGCACAGGCGGACATCGCCGCACAGGACAAGAAGGTTTCGTCCGAGATTGCCCTCGCCCAGGCCAAGTTCGAGCTGGATCGGCAAATCAAGCTGCTCGATTTCCAGTTGAGGCAGCAAGGGCAGGCCCCGCCGCCGCAGGCCGCGCTGCAGATCAACCACGGCGCGGACCAGATCATGGAGCCGATGTCGAGTGCGTTCGGTCAACTCGCCGAAACGCTGGCAAACCTGCAGGCCCAGAACACGCAGGCCATCATGTCCGCGCTGAAGGACATCGGCACGCAGATGAGTGCGCCCAAGCGTGTCGTACGCGACCCGGTGACGAGCAAGGTGATGGGCGTCGAGACGATCCCGGCGGCCCCGGCGGAAGTGCCCGCAACCCCCTGACAATCCAAAGGCTGAGATATGGCTACCCCATCCGAAGTGAAATCCGGACTGGACGAGATTGCGGAATTCATCCGCGCCCGTCGGGTCACCATGAAGGGCTACAAGACCGGGGCGGCGTCTGTCGTCACTGATCTGGACGGCCTTGCGACGGCGTATTCTGACCTGATTACCACCGTCAACGGCTACGGGACCAGCGATGCGTTCGAGGCGCTGTCCAAGGCGGAACTGGCCAAGCTCACAACCGAGTTCGGCGCGCTGAAGACGCAGGCGCAGACGGTGGCTGGCATCTAGGCTGACAAGTGAACGAAACCACCAAGGCTCTCGCGGCCCTCCGGCGGCGCGCCGACCTCAACGCGCCGCAGAGGCGTCAAGAGGCACACCGGGTCAAGGCGGCGGCTTACCTCGCCGCCATCAGCCGGATGGAGCTTCCTGCGGTCTTTGATTTCCACGGGGGGCATCAAGTCACCGTCCATTCGGTCGCGCGTCAGGATCGGTCCATCGTTTTCATGCTGACGTGGACGATAGACGGAGTTCGCCAGAGTTGGCCGGGTGCGCGACCGGGCCGGCCGGGCGAGTGGCGGTTGGTCAACCCGCCGATCTACGTGTCCGACCCGGCTGGGAATGTCGCTCTGACACGCAGGAACCCGATTACCAAGGAACTTGTGATCACCCGGTTTCGCGAGGACATCAGCGCCGCGTTCACGCAGCAACTGAAGGCCCTCATTACCAGGCGCAGCGAACGTAGATCGAGGGCGCAGCGGTAATGGCGATTGTCACGATATATGCCGAAGAGGGCGGCGGCTATCTCTTCTCTTACGATGGGACCTATTCCCTGGCCCGTGCCGGCACAGGCGGCGCGCTTGAGGAATACCCCGGCGAGGACGGTTCGGCCGCCCAGTTCCTTTACGATGGGGTGCATTATATTTCGGAGACGTTCCTTGCCTTTGACCTGTCGACGGTCTCGGGCTCGGCGACCGATGCATCATTCTACCTATTCACGGAAGATGGGTCTGACGGCAGCCCATCGGTTGAATTCAGGAATTATTCTTGGGGGACGCTCTCTTCGGCGGATTGGGTTCCGGGCGCTAGTCTTGGTTCCTATACCCTGCTGTCGACCCTCGCAATCAGCAGTGTCGTCATCGATGACTATACGGAATTCCCCGGCGAGTCGGCCCTTCTGACGGCCATCGATGGCGGGGGCACACTGGAAGTCGTCATCTCGTTATCCTCCACCCGCCTTGGGAGCGCCCTGTCAGGAGATGGGCAGGAGGGTTGTTTCTTCTCGACCAGCGACGCCGCCGGGACATCGTCCGACCCGTATCTTGAGATAACGACCGAATCTGGATCGGGAATTCCGATCTTCATGCACCATTACAAGCTCATGGCAGCCACGAATTGACCCGAATATTGCGCCAGAGCACCCAAGTCGATGTCCGTATCGGGCCATTTGTCGACGTTGGGGATGGGTTCACGCCCGAGACCGGCATCACCCTATCGGGGGCGGACGAAGCCGAGGCCTTGCGCGCCGGCACCGCGACGCTGGACATCAGCGGCGCGACATGGGCTCCGGTCACGGGAGCCGATGGCTGGTACACTTTGACGCTCTCGACCACGGCCACCAACACGGTGGGCGAGCTGGTCATCGTGGTGCAGGACGACAGTGTGTGCCTGCCGGTGTACCAGACGTTCTACGTTGTCGAGGAGGCCATCTTTGACGCGCTGTTCGCGGCGAGCGCCACGGGGCTTCTGCCGGCCAACGTGACGCAATTCGGCGGCAGCAACGGGACGTTCGCCAGCGGCCGGCCGGAAGTGAATATGTCGCATATCGCCGGCTCGGCCGTGTCCACCTCAACGGCACAGCTTGGCGTGAACGTGGTCAACTTCGGGGGCAGCGCCGGGACATTCGCCAGCGGTCGCCCCGCGGTCAACACGACGTATATTGCCGGCTCGGCGGTCTCCACGTCCACGGCGCAGATCGGCGTGAATGTGGTCAACTTCGGCGGCTCTGCGGGCACGTTCTCGTCTGGCCGCCCGGAAGTGAACACGACGCTGATCGAAGGCTCCGACGCCACGAACCAGATCAGGGACAGCATCGTCGACGACGCGACGAGGATCGACGCCTCGGCCCTGAACACGCTCTCCAGCCACGACCCCGGCGAGGCGATCATGGGCGCGACGGACCTCGGGACGGGCTCTGGGCTTACGTCGCTGGCCTCGGCCGCGAACCTTGCCACCGTGGCCGGCTATGTCGATACCGAGATTGCCGCGATCATCACGACGCTCGGCACGCCGGCGGGTGCATCGGTATCCGCGGACATTGCCGCGGTGAAGTCTGACAGCGCCGCGATCCTCACGGACACGGGCACGGATGGCGTTGTGGTCGCGTCTGGCAGCAAATCCGGCTACTCGCTGGCGTCTAATCAGTCCGGCGTCACCATCGGCACCGTCAACGCCCTCGGCACGCAGGCCAAGGCCGATGTGAACGCCGAGGCGGACACGGCGCTCGCCGACTACGACGCCCCGACCAAGGCCGAACTTGATTCTGCCGTGTCGAGCCTTGCCACCGCTTCGGCGCTGTCCACTACGGACGGCAAGGTGGACGGCATCAAGGCCAAGACGGATCAACTGGCATTCGGCGCGGCCAACACGGTCAACGCCAACATCACCTATGTCAACGAAGTCGCGGTAAACGGGGCAGGCACCGAGGCTAGTCCCTGGGGGCCATAAATGGCTGACGCGTGGGGCGGGA